AGAATACACCAGTGAACTTGCACAGGACTTGAAAGCAATTCACGGTCTTGACGCTGAGACTGAGCTTGCAAACATGCTTCAGGCTGAGCTTCTTGCAGAAATCAACCGTGAAGTTGTTCGCACAGTCTACAACACTGCAGTCACCGGTGCACAAACTGGTACAGCAACCGCTGGTATCTTCGACCTTGACGTTGACGCAAATGGCCGTTGGTCAGTTGAGAAGTTCAAGGGTCTTATGTTCCAGATCGAGCGTGAAGCTAACCAGCTCGCAAAAGACACCCGTCGTGGTAAGGGTAACATCATCATCTGCTCGTCAGATGTTGCATCTGCTCTTCAAATGGCTGGTATCCTTGACTACACCCCAGCGCTTAACAGCAATGCTCTTAACGTAGACGACACCGGCAACACCTTCGCAGGTGTTCTCAATGGTCGCTTCCGCGTATACATTGACCCATATGCTGGCGCAAACTACATGGTTGTCGGCTACAAAGGTTCTTCACCTTTCGACGCTGGTATGTTCTACTGCCCATACGTTCCACTACAGATGGTACGTGCAGTCGGTGAGAACAGCTTCCAGGCTAAAATCGGCTTCAAAACCCGCTACGGCATGGTTGCTAACCCATTCGCAAAGGGTTCAACCAAGTGGGTTGACGGCGATGGTGACTCCGGTCTTACCAATAACTCGAACAAGTACTACCGCCGCGTTCGCGTCACCAACATCCTCTAATAAAAAGAGTAGGGATAACCTACCAGAACTGGGAGCCTTCGGGCTCCCATTTTCGTTGGTGCTATAAATATAGTATGATTAGCAACTGAGGTAAGTCATGCAGCAAAACTTTCTTTCACCTACCGGTTTTAGATTCATAGTCAAAAGACTACCAAACGTTTCGTTCTACGTGCAGTCAGCAAGTATTCCAGGTATTAACATGGGATTCACTCCAACTGCAACTCCTTTTAAAACTCTTAAATCAGCTGGTGATAAACTCAATCATGAGTCATTTTCTATTACCATACGTGTAGATGAATATATGGAATCATACAATGAAATATATAACTGGATGGTTGCACTTACAAAGAATGAATCTTATTCACAGTTTGCAGATTTAAAGGCGAGCGAATACGGTTTGTACTCAGATGCTTCTCTCGTTGTTCTAAACAGTCGGCAGAATCCTGCTTTAGAAGTTACTCTCAAAGATGTATTTCCAGTATCGCTCAGTGAAATTCGATTTGATACAACTCAATCAAGTATCAACTTCGTTACCTGTGACATTACGTTCGAACACAACGGGCATACCGTGAACCGAATAGGCAGTTGACATTTTCCTTCATCTGTGATACTATAGTATGAAAACGCGAAGGAGATGATGATGGATATTGAAACACTTTACAATGAATGGGCTAAGGACGGAGAAATTGATCAATCAAACATCTCTAAGTCAACTACAGACATCCCGAAGCTTCACAATAAATACTTCAGATGGTATGTCGAAGAAGGCTTGAAACTCAAGAAGCTGAAAGCCGAATACAAAGTTCTCTACAAGCGCAAAGGCGAATGGTACCGTGGAGAACTTGATGACGAGGAATTAAAGGAGCACGGTTGGAAACCGCAGCCTCTTAAAATTCTTCGAGCAGATGTTCCGTCATATCTTGAAGCAGATGCCGACGTTATTAGGTTGTCGCTGAAGATCGGTCTTCAAGAAGAGATTGTAGCATATCTCGAATCAATCATTAAACATATTAGTAATAGAAACTTTCTGCTTAAAACAATCGTAGATTGGGAGACGTTCAGAACAGGGGCATAATGGATTTAGTAACTGTTGAAAAAGTGAATGAAGTGTTTGTTCGTGTTCTAGCAGAACCTTCGTTGAAGATGGAAATGTCTGAGCACTTTACCTTTGAAGTGCCAGGAGCTAAGTTTATGCCCGCAGTCCGAAATAAAGTTTGGGACGGCAAAGTGCGTTTGTTGAACACCATGACTGGGTATATCTATGCAGGCTTGGTTCCATACATCAAAAAATTCTGTGATCAGCGTGGTTATGAATGCACAGTATCAAAAGAGCTCGGTGAAACAGAAGCTGTACCGGATGATTACGGTTATGACTTAGCGCAGCAAGTAGATGCTGCATTCGAAGTTCGTGATTACCAGAACGATGCTATTGTACATGCCATTCGTCAAAACCGCGCCTTGTTCTTATCACCAACGGCATCTGGTAAGTCATTCATTATCTACCTGATTATGGCTCACCATCTTATGCTTGACCGTAAGATTCTCATTGTCGTTCCTACCACTTCGCTTGTAGATCAAATGGCTTCAGACTTCGTTGAGTATAACAAAGGAAAGAAGCTAGATATTCATAAAATCCGTGGCGGTATGGAAAAGAACGTTGATGCAGAGATTACTATTACTACTTGGCAATCTGTATATAAGATGCCTAAAACTTTCTTTGAGAAGTTTGATGTAGTATTTGGTGATGAAGCCCACAACTTTAAAGCAAAGTCTCTTACATCTATCCTCGAGAAGATGCCTCATGTGAAGTACCGTTATGGTCTTACAGGTACTCTTGATGGCACACAGACTCACAAGCTTGTTCTCGAAGGTTTGTTTGGAACGGTGTTTACCGTAACGAAGACAAAGAAACTTATTGACGACAATGTTCTATCTAGCTTTAAAATTAAAGCATTAGTACTCAAATACCCAGATGATATTAAGAAAACGAATAAGGGTAAGTCATATCAAGAAGAAATCGATTGGATAGTTCGAAATCAATCACGAAACATGTTCATTCGAAATCTAGCTTGGAACCTTCCCGGTAACACACTTATTCTTTTCCAATACGTTGACAAACATGGCCAAGCTTTGTTTGATATGCTCAATAAGTCTGAAGAACATAGTGTGTACTTTGTTCACGGTGGTGTGAAAACTGATGAACGAGAAACCATACGCCATGATGTAAGAAAGACAAAGGGCAACATCATTTGTGCTTCTTACGGTACATTTTCTACAGGTATAAATATTCCAGAGTTGGACAACCTTATCTTTGCTTCTCCTTCTAAAGGCCGTATCCGAAATCTTCAGTCTATCGGTCGAGTACTTCGTAAAGGCAAAGACAAATCATCAGCAGTCTTATACGATGTAGTTGACGACTTACAGTGGAAGAATACTCAAAACTTTGCAGTTAAGCACTTCATGGAAAGAGTTAAGATCTATAGTGAAGAAGGTTTTGAATTTAAGATCTATAATGTAGATGTGAAAGGATAAACATGCCAGATCAAGTTTTACACCACGTCAAGTTAAAAAACGGAGAAGATCTGTTATCTTTTGTTAATCATAAAGAAAATCAAATAGAGTTATATGCACCAATATCGGTACAAGCTGATCCACATCACGGGCTTTTTGCAAAAAGCTGGTTGTTACTTGCTGATGATAATAGCGTTATGATCTCCAAAGACTTTGTAATCTTTGCGTGCAAAGCTTCCAGTAAAGCAGTTAACTATTACGAAGAATTTATGCACCGTATACACGAAAGATCACAGATCAAACAAATGGAAGAAGACTCAGAATTTACTTCTGAGCTAGAAGAGCTCTTTGCAGCCTTAGTAGAATCCAAAACAGCTACAAAGAACTAATATTTCAATACCATAAATTCATTATACCCACTTCTGTATAGATGTCAACCAAAAAGTTGAAAGAAAAAGACTTGTTGACATTTTTGTACAGATATGATATACTTAGTCAATAACACATGAAAAGGAGGGAGAATGACCCTTACACCGAGAAAAAAGCGGAACTATGTGAACAACGCAGAGTTCCTTGAAGCCATGATCAAGTACAAGAAGGCAGTACGAGAGGCAGAAGACAGTGGCGAAGAACCACCTCGCATTCCAAACTACATTGGTGAATGCCTCTATCAAATTGCTAACAGATTAGCATATAAGCCCAACTTCATTAACTATACATACCGTGACGACATGATTGCCGATGGTCTTGAAAACGCGATCATGTGTGTTAACAACTTTGATCCAGAGAAGTCGAGCAACCCATTTGCATACTTCACTCAGGTCATTTGGTTCGCATTCATCCGTCGTATTCATAAGGAAAAGAAGCAAACCTATATTCGCCATAAAGTTATGGAAAACTCCCTCATTTCTGATACCGCTTTTGAACGTGGTGTTGATAGCGACTTCAATGCTGCTTCCATGCGTGAGATGACAAACGACCGTATGAATGACTTTGTCGAAAAATATGAAGCTAATATTCAAAGCAAAAAGAAGCCTACAGCAAAGAAAAAAGGCCTTGAGAAGTTTATGGGTGAAGAATGAAAGTAGCGGTTATTACTGACCAACACTTCGGCGTTCGAGGTGACAGCGTTTTATTCCTTGATTATTATGAAAAGTTCTATCGTGATGTATTCTTTCCTACGCTTGAAGCACGTGGAATTGATACTCTTCTAGATCTCGGTGATACCTTCGATCGCCGTAAGTATGTTAACTTTGTTACGCTTCGCCGTGCTAAACAGATGTACTTTACTCCACTCAAGGAGCGTGGCATCACCGTTCATTCTGTAGTAGGTAACCACACTACCTATTTTAAGAATACGAACGAGATCAACACAATGGAACTATTACTCAAGGAGTACGACAACTATCATGTTTACACTCATGAGCCGGTTACTGTTACTCTTGGAAGTTGCGATATTCTGTTATCGCCTTGGATCTGTCCCAGCAACGCAGAAGTTTCTTTCAAAACTTTTAAGGAAACGACAGCAAAAATAGTGATGGGTCACTTTGAGTTTGCTGGATTCGAGATGATGAAAGGTCAAGTATCTGATCACGGCCTAGAACGCAGTGAATTCAAGAAGTTCCTTGCAGTCTACTCAGGTCACTACCATCATCCATCAAGCCATGAGAACATCACATACCTTGGTGCTCCATACGAAATGACCTGGACTGACTATGCAGGCAAGCGTGGATTCCACATCTTCGACACTGAGACACTTGAGATGGAGTTCATTGCTAATCCGTTCTCTATCTTTCACAAGTTGGATTACGATGATGCCGACCTCACCGTAGAAGATATTGAGTCTCTTGATGTTTCTATGTTGACATCTGCCTACGTTAAGGTTATAGTTAAGAAGAAGAACAATCCATACATCTTCGACTTGTTTATAGACAAGTTGCAGTCTGCAGGTGCAGCCGACATCAAAGTTGTTGAAGACCACTTGAACTTTGACATCATAGATGAGGGTGAACTTGTGGATGAAGCACAGGATACTTTGTCTCTGCTTCGTGTATATGTAGATAGTCTTGAAGTCAAAACAAATAAAGAACGAATCAATACGTTCTTGCGTGATCTTTACCAGGAAGCAGTGAGTCTTTAATGTTAACATTTACCCAAGTAAAATATAAAAACATTCTGTCGACAGGTAATGCTTGGACTACTATTGAGCTTAACCGTAACAAAAGTACTTTGATTGTCGGCGAGAATGGTGCAGGAAAGTCGACCATTCTCGACGCAATTTCGTTTGCGCTGTATGGTAAAGCGTTTCGTAAGATTAACAAACCGCAGCTCATGAACTCCATCAACCAGAGAGATCTTTCAGTTGAAGTTTACTTTCAATCGAACGGTGCTGAGTTTGTTATCAAGCGTGGTATGAAGCCGAATCTCTTTGAGATCTGGAAGAACGGCGAGTTACTCAACCAAGACGCTTCTGCTCGTGACTATCAAGCTTATCTTGAAGATAGCATTCTCAAGATGAACTACAAGTCATTTGGTCAAGTGGTTGTTCTTGGTAGTTCTACGTTCGTTCCATTCATGCAACTTCCGGCTCAACACCGTCGTGAGGTGATCGAAGATCTTCTTGATATTCAGATCTTTAGTACGATGAATAACCTTCTTAAAGAAAAGGTGAACACAAACAAAGCTGACCTGGTGCAGATCAAATACGATGTTGATCTTGTAAAGACGAAGATCGATTCTGCGAAGGAACACAACGAGTCTATTCGTAAGCTGAAAGAAAGCGAAGTGTCTCGTATTAAAGAGAAGATGCGAGAACGTATCGAGTTTATTGAAGGCGAAGAAAGTAGAGCTGAAGAACTTGAAGAGCAGATAACCGCTCTCATCGGAACAATCTCTGATAAAGCTGAAGCATCTAGCAAACTTCAGCAATTTAAGACTCTCAGAGGCGATCTGAATACGAAGCTTGGTACTCTTCATAAAGATGTCAAGTTCTATCATGCACATGACAATTGCCCAACCTGCCGGCAAGGAATCGAACACGACTTTAAAGCATCGACCATCAACGAGAAGTCTGCAAAAATTTCTGAGATCGAAAACGCTATTCTAGTTCTTGATGACAAAGCAGCAAAAGTCGAAGAACGGTTGTCCAATATTGCTAATACTGAGACTGAAATACATAAACTCAGTCTCGCAAGGAATGAGCATACTGCAAACATACGAATCGCAAAGTCAACGATTGTCGGACTAAAAAAAGAACTTGATGAAGCAGAAAAGAACGTTGCTGAAATCGATACGAGTAAGATCGTTGGATACAAGGAAGAGCTAAAAATTCTTATGGATAAGGCGAAAGACCTTTCGGAAGACAAAGAGACTCTTGCTGTTGTTGGGTCTATGTTGAAAGATGGTGGTATCAAGACTCGTATCATCAAGCAGTATGTTCCAATCATGAATAAGCTGATCAATAAATATCTCGCAGCAATGGAGTTCTTTGTCGACTTTCAGCTTGATGAAAGCTTTAACGAGAAGATCTTGTCTCGTTTCCGTGATGAGTTCTCTTATGCTTCTTTTAGTGAAGGCGAAAAGCTTCGTATTGACTTGGCTTTGATGTTTACATGGCGTGCAGTATCTAAGCTTCGTAACTCGGTGACTACAAATCTGTTGATTATGGACGAAGTTCTCGACGGCTCTCTTGACCAAGCTGGTACCGACGAGTTCCTGAAGATCGTTAACGAGATCACTGCTGACTCGAATGTTTTCATCATCAGCCACAAAGGTGACTCTCTTCACGACAAGTTTGATCATGTGATTAAGTTTGAAAAGAAAAAGAACTTTAGCCAGATAGCAGCATGAGGGTAGCATGTCGAGAAAACATCTTGAGGAAGAACTCAAAATAATCGCCGATCGTATTATGGTTCTCGAATCTGAGAAAGTAGATGAAAAATATATTAAGCCGCTTTATACCGAGCGGTCAAAGATGATTCAAAAATGGTGGGAGACCGATGAATAGATTTATTTTTGATGTTGATGGTACCCTTACACCATCACGCAATGTGATTGATCCTATCTTTAAGACTTGGTTTCTACAGTTTTGTTTGGATAATCCAGTCTATATCGTAACCGGTAGCGACAAAGCTAAGACGATTGAACAAATTGGGCACGATATTTGGAATGCTTGTGCTCGAGTGTATCAATGTTCTGGTAACGACGTATGGGAACAAGATCAAAACATTCGAGTTAACTCGTTTGTACCTACTGACGACATGAACAAGTTCTTCTCAGTTTGGCTTAACCTAAGTAACTACAAGATAAGAACTGGCCAACATGTCGATGTACGTCCAGGTCTGATCAACTTTAGTATCGTAGGACGCGGAGCCACGAAAGGCGAACGTGCTGATTATGTAAAATACGATGAAGAGAACGGTGATCGTCGTACTATCGCTGAAGCATTCAATAACTACTTTAGACCTGGTTACGTTGCTCAGGTGGCTGGTGAGACAGGTATCGATATTATGAGAGCCGGAGAAGATAAGTCACAGATCATTCGTGACTTCACTTCAGGTGATAGGCTACACTTCTTTGGTGATAAGATTATGCCTGGCGGTAATGATTACACTCTTGCAGCTGAAGTAATCAAAAGAAGTGGAAGTGTTTATAGTGTAAGAGATTGGAGAGAGACATGGCAGCACCTGAAAAGATCGTAGGATTTACTGCATCAACGTTTGACCTTCTTCATGCTGGTCATATTTCAATGCTACGAGAAGCAAAAGAGCATTGCACGTATCTGATCGCAGCTTTGCAAGTAGATCCTTCTATCGATCGTAAAGAGAAGAACAAGCCAGTTCAAACACTTGTGGAACGATACGTACAGCTGTCTGCAGTGAAGTATGTAGATGAGATTGTGTGCTATGTGACTGAGCAAGATCTTGTTGACATTCTGCAGATGTATGATATAAATGTAAGGATACTTGGTGACGAGTACAAAGACAAAGACTTCACGGGTAAAGACGTATGTCAGGCCCGCGGCATTGATTTGTACTTTAACAAGCGAGACCATCGCTTCAGTAGTTCTGGTCTACGTAAACGAATTTATGATATGGAGAAGCTAAAAGATGTCAACTAACTGGGTACAGGATATTAACGATATGCATGCTAAGTTCGGCGTGCATAAGTGGGTAGGACAAAAGCTTACTGAAGGTGACGTTGAGTCTCTTCGTAAGTTCATGCAGTTTCGTATTGACTTTCTCAAAGAAGAGTTGACTGAAACTGAAAAAGCCTTTGGCACATATGACGCAGAAGAGATCGTTGATGGTCTCATCGATCTTTGTGTTGTAGCTATCGGTACACTTGATGCTTTTGGTATCGACGCCCACAAAGCTTGGGATGCAGTTCATTCAGCAAACATGAGCAAGGAACCTGGTGTGAAACCTTCGCGCCCTAACCCTCTTGGTCTACCCGATCTGATCAAGCCCGAAGGGTGGACTGCGCCTTCTCATGAAGGCAATCACTCGATCATGGGAAATTTGCACAAATAATGCATTTTAGGGGTTGACATTTGGGGAGATGTAGTTTATAGGTATACTCTAACGTGAAAAGGAAATCACATGTCCTATACCTACACTCCTACCAATCGTTTTTTCATTGACAACCCCTACAACCCCCAACTCGACACTGACAAAACCCCTTTCACATCTCAACAAATTCTTGACTACATCACATCCATCGACCCCCAAACGGCTGAGATTAACGGAAATATCGTCATCGCGGAATATACTATCGACAGAAAATACAAATATCCTGTCATCGCATTCCCTCACGACATTTGGACTCCTACCGGAAAAATCAAAAAATCTTTCAAACAATCTTTGGAACCCATACCTTATAACGACGATTACACTCCCACAAATCTTTGGCCACAACCTTACGACAAAAAAAGTGAAAAAATGTGAAAAAAGTGCGCTCAGCCAGTTGACATTGGCTGAGCGATGTACTATATTCATATAGTAAGGCAAAACAAAGAAGGTAAAGAAAATGACCAAGTTCGCAAAATTCGATCGTAAGAACCTGACTGCCCTTCGCGCTGAAATGAGCGCTCTACTGAGCAAGTACGGTGTTGACGCTAACCTCGAGTTTCATGTCGGTGATATGAAATTTAGCGAAGCTGAAGTCGAGATCAAAGTGAAAGCGAAAGTTACCGGTGCAAAGACTCTCACTAACGTGATCCTTGAGTCTCGTGCTGCTGCTCTCGGTTTGAAGATCAAAAACAAATTTGGTGACGAGCTCGTAGATTACAACACTCGTGCCCACAAGATGCCCTTCGTGTATATCAATGCTGCTGACGGTAAGCGTTACAAGTGCGACGAGCGTATGGCAAAAATGCGCTTCGCAGCTTAATTTGTGAAAAGAGGGGTTGACATCCTTCCCCTCTTTGTTTATATCTATACTGTAACCAACAGAAAGAGAATATCATGACTCGCACTACCAACTACGTTATGACTGTCGATCTTGAAAACGGTAAAGCTAATGACGATCTTTTGACTCTCGTTCGTACTCTCATCCGTCTTGAGAACAAGTATACCGGCTCTAAAAAGTATGTGAAGCTGCAGGGTCGTGGCCCTCGTCTCGGCAATCGGCGGTATAACCAATCGCTTCCTTTGCCTCTTGCAAAAACCGCTGACGTCTATGTCTACGAGCGTCGGTAATGATTTGTAAAGTACCAGAAAAAATTACTTTTGTACTAACTGAAGATCAGAATAACCATATTCTTCAAATGTCAAAGGAAATTCATGCCTGTCCTGTGCGCTCGCGGGGCAGACCTTATGACATGATCTATAGGGCTGTGCGTAATGGTGCTATTCTTGAATACGCTCTTGTAGCTCAAGGCGCTACTAAGAACGACGCTACATTCGATCATACGAATCCACTTACATACTGTTGGGATGTATTCTGGGATGGTCTTCGTGCAGAAGTGAAGTGTTTTTACTTCGATGAAAATACCCGATGGGTATCATTCCCATTACGGTTTGTGCAAACATTTATAAACACTACACGACGAGGCAGAAATCTTGTTGACATAATCATCTTTGGGTATTATACTGAGAGTAAGGATGGCAAGATCACTGCAAAATGGCGCCTTGTAGCGCCAAGTGATACGTTTGAGTCACGACTGCGAAAATGCAATAGCGAATATAAAAGTA